CTCCCTCTGATCTCTGAGTTCTCCAGCAATGCTGCCGAGCAACTTAAGATCGCAGTGGATACCGACATGCTCGCTTACATTACTACTGCTGCTAATGTCCACGCAGATAACCAAGGCTTGACTGCTGGTGCTGATTCTGGTGCTATCAATCTTGGAGCTGATGTCAATGGCTCTGGTCGTCTGGTTAACTCTACGGACAATGACGCTGACAACATCCTTAGTGCTATCGTTGAGATGAACCAATGTCTCGATGAGAACAACATTCCTTCCGAGGGACGTTGGGTTGTACTTCCTGCTGCTATCTGTGCTCTCCTGAAGAAAGGTGACCTGAGACGAGCAGACATTACTGGTGATACTTCTGGTGTGATTCGCACTGGCCTCATTGGTATGGTAGATCGCACTAAGATCTACATGAGCAACAACCTGCCTAAGGGTGCTGCTGAGACTGAAGCATGGTTGGTTCCTTTTGGAACTAATGAGGCTACTTCCTTCGCTGCCCAGATCACTAAGACCGAGAGTCTCCCAATCATTGAGAGCTTTGGTACTTACTGGCGTGGACTGTTTGTATACGGTCGGAAGGTGCTTCAAGAAAAGGCCCTTGGACTCGCAGTACTTAAGGTGGCTAACGTAGCATAAACCCCCTAGGGGCTCTAAAGAGATCCTTTAGAGCCCCTTTTCTGTATCCACTATAGTCAACTATAAGAATAATCACAAGACCCTGTGAGGAGCCACACAGAGCTTCCTAGGGCATACTAAAGGATAACCCAATATGAGTAACAAACTAATCGTAGTCAAAGGTAAACGTAATGGAGTCGAGTACGTCACAACTGAAGAACGCTTTAAGAAGCAAGAAGGTGACGCTGTGTTCGTGAAGGACTTCAAGAAGCCAGTGGCTAAACCTAAAGCTAAGGCTAAGCCTAAGGTTGACTCTGGAGTCACTAAGCCAAAGGAGTAGTTCTGTGACTAACCTAAAAGAAACTATAGGAGGCATAAGTCGTGAACTACCTTAAGATCTGCCAGACAGTAGACACACTTAGTGGTGTCCAAGGGACTATCAATGATACCGAGAACTCTGTAGGTATCCAAGCAGTAATCACAGAGTCTGTTAAGGAAGCTTGGCTATTCATCCAGAACTACCGTAGGTTCTGGACATTCATGATTGACCGTGTGAACTTCAACACGATCCAAGGCCAAGAGATCTACACTCCAGAAGAAGTCTTTACGAATGAGGATGAAGTAGATCTTGGAGTATATCTTAAAGACCAAGTGTTCCACGATCACAAGAACATCAGGTATGTACATCCTGAAGACTTCCCTTATATTGACAATAGTCAAGAAGGTAGAGTTACTTGGTTCACAGTGGAGCCTTCAAGTAATAACCTCCACATAAGTCTTCCTGATGACAGCTACAGGCTAGACATATACTACACAAGAGACTCCCAGATCTTAGAGAAATCTATAGATGTCCCTAAGATCCCTGAGAGATACCATCAGTTAATCACATATAAAGCTTTAGAGATCTTTAGTACTTACTTAGGAAACTTAGAGCTTCAAGCTACCTCAGCACATCAAGTGGATGTCCTGATGGGTGGCCTTATGAGGGAGTTCATAAGCCAGAGGAGTGTAAGGCTTGGTGGTGGCATTGCTTAAGAATACTAGAAGAGGTACACAATGAGAACTAGAACACCAGAGTTTAGAAGAGTGCTCTCTAAGACAATACCTCTTACTGGAGGACTTAATGAGCAAGTGTCAAACTTAGAGCTAACCCCAGGGGAGCTCTTTGAATGCATCAACTACGAAGAGATCGATGGCTCATACCATGGGTACAGAAGCTTCGCAGGGTTTGAACGATGGGATGGTACAGTGACTAACTATGAGTATCCCTTCGGATCAGGAGAGTACGTAGAGGCTAGGTATCCAAGTGATGTCCCAGTAACTAAGGATGACTCTGGAGTCAAAGTAACTGAGGGTTACACAATAACACATGAGGAGCGTGATGGTAGACGCTTAGAGATACTACCGATCCCAGGGTTTGGCCCAGCACTATACTGTGGGTACTACCAAGGAGAACTATACGCTATCAGAGAAGATATCGTAGGAGAACTTGGAACTGGGTTCACTAAGATGTGGCGTATGGATGAGGGGACTGACCCTGTGACTGACCCAGGAGGCTGGGTGGAGATCACTGAGTGGCCAGCAGATGTCCCAGCTAATGATGTCTATGATAACCCCTATAGAACCACTGAGTGTCAGCTATCAGACTGGCCTCCTACAGCTCCTAACACTGAGAGCTTATGCTTTGCTTGTGGATGTTACGAGGCTCTTATGTTGCACAGAGATTCATTAGGAGTACACACAGTAGAGCCAGTGATAGACCCTAACTTACCTATAGATAATAAACCAACGATACCACAGTTCTTCGACAATAGACTTTACTTAGCATACCGTGAGGGCCACTTGTTCTTTAGTGAACTAGGGAAGATCACATACGATGCTGTATTCTTCGCTGGAGAGATATACTTAGGATGGCCAATAACAGACATGGTGGTATCGCCAGGATCAGCTATAATCCTTTGGACAGAGAAAGGCATTAAGATCCTTGAGAGAATCACTGAGGCTGGAGAGATACTTTCACCAGTCATCGTGAATACCTTTAGTGACAGAAGCTCAAGTATCCCTATGACAGCACAGAGATTCTTAGGTACTATGATCTTTAGTGATGACCGAGGGGTCACTTTGCTAGAGACTTCAGATGCCTTTGGAGACTTCAAAGCAGCCAGCATATCTAAAAGAGTTCATAGGACTTACGAAGAGAATCGAAGTAACATCCTTGGTGCCTTAGTTAACAGAAGTAAGAACCAATATGTATTATTCTTTAAGGATGGTGCAGGTATTGTATTTACATTTGATATCGAGAAGAAAGTTAAAGGAGCTACATTTATTAACACTAGCCACCCAATGTCTTATGTTAACGAAGGGAAGGACTCAACTGGTTCCGATAAGACAGTAGCTGGTGATCTCGAAGGATACGTACAGTTCTTCCGAGAGGAAGCACAATCCTTTGATGGTGAAGTGATTCACACTAGGCTTGCTACAGCTTTCCATAACTATGGATCAGCAGTAAACAGGAAGCAATTCAAGAAGGTACTCTTTGAGCTCTCTGCAATGGAAGGCATGGTGTTCACTTACAGATGTGACTACGATTACAACAGCCTGACTAGCCCAAAAGGATCATCTGTCTCACCAAGTGCTGAAGGATCAGCAGCAAGCAGTGCGTGGGGCAGTGCTGTTTGGGGAAATTTTACATGGAGTGGTAATCTAATCGAGCAAGTATCCTTATACTTAGCTGGGTGGGGTATCAACATGAGCTTAGTTGTAGCAACAGCTAGCGACTCTTACGATCCACACACAATCCACAACTTCACAACAAACTACTCTATGGGTAGTATCAGACAATAAACTAGGAGAAAGTATGACAATCATAGGGGAAGACAGTAACGAGTACTTCACTGGGCAATCAGATCTGCAAGTGAGCACTGGTGATAGGGCTGTAGGAGATAATGTTAACAACCTCACCCAGAAAACCAATACAGCATTCGATAGAGTTGAACTTGACACAGACGAATTAAAGGTAGACTTAACACTCTCTAAGAAGTGGGCATCTAATGACCAAGGTGATAAGCCTGAGCCTACTGGTGACTACTATAGCTCTAGGGCTTATGAAATAGAGACTGCCGATAGAGCTACAGCTTCTGATGGTAACTTCTATGGTGGTGACACTATTAGAGGGGCTAATGGGATAGTAACCCTAGAACCCTCAGCGAAGACAAGTGCGACATACTCAGGCTCTCGAGCAACTGACTCAGAGACTGCACAAGGACTCTCTGAAGATGCTAGAGATGCCAGTGTAATAGCACAAGGACTCTCTGAAGATGCACAAGGACTCTCTGAAGATGCTAGAGATGCCAGTGTAATAGCCCAAGGACTCTCTGAAGATGCACAAGGACTCTCTGAAGATGCACAAGGACTATCTGAAGATGCTA